AATTATGTACGCCACAAACCACGAAACACTTCGCACATGCCAACAAATTTGGGATTATCCGGTATGCATGCCAAAGGTACGCCCGTATCTTATCCATGGGCGCACTTTTGAATTCTCCAGAACTCCATTGACCTGGGGCTATTTTGTCTACTTGCCCAGGCTGGAGTACGGATTTGATCAGGCCACGCGCTTCAAAGAAGTATTCTCTGAATTGGGAGCTGTGATCTGTTAACGCCCACCCGCTCGAAATGTATTTCGGAAACCGTATTTAGCATCTGTATTACTGATGCCGCCAAGGGGTAAAGAAGAGACTGGAATTGTTCCGCCCATACCGCCCATGACAAAGCGGCCTTCTTGTTGGGGGCGATCCCCCACTGGCTCTTTATCTGCAATTCGTTTTTGCTGTACGTATTGATTTAAGAAATGCTGTCCGGCAGTATTATCTTGTGCGGGTTTCATGCCGCGATACCGGTTATCAACCCCGTAGTCTTGACTTCCTTGTGGTTTCATGTAGTATATTCTGACAGCCCTGAACGCAGATGTCCGCCCAAACCCAGCTTGAAATTGCCAGTATTTGTGACGAAGTTAAAGAGCTACTGCTTAGTAAAAACGAAAAATATGGTGATTCTGCATTAAACCCGGCACGAATCTTTAGCCAGGCATCAGCAGAGGAGCAGATCTTGGTGCGAATTGATGATAAATTGAATCGAATTCAAAAAGGTGCGGGCTTGCTTGCTACCGATGAAGATGTCATTATGGATTTGATTGGTTATCTGGTTCTCTTAAAGATTGCATTCAAACGCAGGGAGGGTAGTACAAATGGACTATGACGAAATTATTTACCACCTTACCCCTGAGCTTCAGTTGATTGATTTTTTGGATCAGCTGACTTCAAAAAATTCTTGGGTGAGTCCATACCTCCTGGAACAGTATTCCAAATCCGCCAAAATCGACGAAGAACTTCCCCATTCTGATCCCATTCCACCAACTTCCGCTCCAGATACTCCATTGCTTTGATCTGGTTCGGAGTTTGATCGTAAGTTTCCGCTACATTAAGCAAACACTGTTTTAACTTACACTTGTGTTTATACAGTGTAGGGATCTCCTTGTCTGGCGCCAGGAACATATTGAGTTCGGCCCGGCGGCGTTGCAATAAAAATGGTGCTTTGTGGCGATAAATTGGATTGATATAAGGCGACCATTCCCGAATAATGTCATTTTTGGAAGCACGTTTATTGATCAACTCCAGTAAACGGCATTCTTTGAATGAAGGGATGCCAACGCTATGGGCATAACTCAAGACCGCGCCCTTTCGTTTATCATTTAAAGGCATTTGCACATAATGCTCCACCAGGGGGGCAAATGGCTTCAAATCTTTAACAAGTTGCTCAACGCAATCTTTCTTGGTTACTTTTAATCCTGGCCCCACACGACGGCCAAACATTTTATTGCTGGCATAACCAATACGCCATTCCTTATCAAAGCTGTCCTTGTAGGGCATATACATTTCCATACCGACATGGGTACGCACATCGGTATAAAATGCTATTAATTTAATCCCGTATTGATTTAAAAAGGAAGAAACCGGCTCTTCATCAGGCGATTTTGGCGCTTCCGCTGTACTCAACGCTGTACCCCGCGAACGTCAACATCACAATATACACCTGACCAGCGCCGGAGGTGGTAGCACCTACGATACCTTTGCCCTTGCCATTTTTTACGATGTCCCCAAAAGACCTGTAACCAGTGGGGATGGTCAAGGCAGTACCATCTTGGCGGAACAGCTTGATGGTTTCCACACCAATCGAGCGGTCAATTGTAAAGCTAAGGGTACCGTTAGTAGCGCTAGAAGTCAGCTTATAGAAACGGGTATTCAAACCACGACGACCACCAGGGGGATTGTGCCCCAAGTAAGTGACAAGGGTACCGCTATCAAGAGCCTTTACAGAACCGGTATCGAGGGTGCCTTTGATGGAGTAGTTAGTGGTGGCCATGGGATCAAGAAATTTGGCTTTCGGCTAGGAATTTAAGATTGATATCAGCGTCAATGCCGTGATCCTTGAGAATACTCAAGAACATCTGACGATCGATCATCTTCTGATGAAAGAGATCAATAAAAGCTTCTTCAAGCTCGTCACGGTCAAGATCTCTGGCATACAGGGCTGCGGCATGAATTTGAAACTCCGCATCCATGGGCAGTCCCGAAACTTCCGAGTTCATTGGCCGTCCAATACTGAATTAATTCTAGCAGCAATTATTCAAACCATGTTGCGATGCGGTTGGGCTGCCATGCCTTGAATATCCGTTGCAAATGAAGGCAGATCCGGCCCATCCTCAAACATACGTGGATTAAAAGCAGGCAACCGTTCAGTGACGTACTGGTTTAAAAAAGCTTTCCCATCTTGATGATTCATGTCGATTAGAACGGTAATTAAAGGTCAGGAAACTTACCAGGTATGAGCCGGCAAAGACAAAGGCTATCAACACTATGGATGGCATGACTTGCCGATACTCATTTAATCCTGTAACATTTTAACCAACAACAACTTACAAAATGGACATCGAATTGGTACTTAATCACATGATCGCCAGTGCCTGCTCTGGAGTCAGCAAAAAACAAATCATACGTTTCCTGGAAGAGCAAGATGTAGAAAAAACGGAGATTTCAATGCTGATAAAAGCGGCAAATTTCAAAGAAGAACCGGAAACTATTGATTACGAATATTTATATGATCGCCCAAAACCGATAGAGGCAATTAATCATGCTCCACTGGGCTCCAGGGTTGCGTTATACGCTATAGATAATTTTTTAACAACAGAAGAATGCAAAAAGTTGATAACACTTATTGATAGAGAAAAACAGCGTTCAACAGTTGCAGATCCAACTGACAGCGGCCTTGTTGGATCCTATCGCACCAGTAGTACAGCAAATCTTCACCCTTTTACGGATCCAGTTGTAATTGAGGTAAACGAAAAACTTGGGAGGCTTCTTGCTTTAGATTCTTTCCTTGGGGAAGCTTTACAAGGGCAAAAATATAAACCCGGCGAATACTATAAGGAACACAATGATTATTTTCATCCTCGAACAGCGGAGTTTAAAACTTACACGGAATGGATGGGGCAACGCACTTGGACAACAATGGTCTACTTAAACAACGTAGAAAAAGGTGGCGAAACTTACTTCAAACGTTTAAATCGTAAATTTAAGCCCAAAGAAGGCACCGTTGTGTTTTGGAGTAATTTATATCGAAACGGTAAAGTCAACCCTAAGACCTTGCATGAAGCTTTGCCTCCAATAAAGGGGGATAAATACATTATCACCAAGTGGTGGCGGAGTTGGCCCCTTATCTAGTTGGCTGCTATTTGAAATTTGACGCTTGCATTATTTCCACCCGTTTCAAAAAAGAAATTTGCACGTAATTGTTTCATTGGAAAACCATTAACGTGTAATTTCTGGTTGACAAATAATTGACGGTGTAAACGTCTACGGCATCCGTTACTCCGGGAGTTGTTAACGCAGGAAAATTAAATAATGCGGTTTGCTGGTAACTCTCGAAATAACTCATAATTTATTTTGCGGACATAATGAACGCTACGGTGGGCGTCCCAGTGTTGATCGTCACAAGCCTGCCCCGGATTGCTTTAATCGGAAAATTGGAAAAACTGTAACCAGTAGTTCCGTTGTTGGAAATTGTTGTATCAGATGCTGCCAAATTGAAAAAATTTGTACCGTCCAAGCTCCCTTCAAAGCGAACAACGACACTTGTGCCAATAGTAGTCACATTGACTTGGAAACCAAAATTAACGGGGGCAAAGTTGTCTTGATTTACAGCAACACAGGTAGTTGTTACACCTGTTGCAGTTAACGCTGTGGGAGCAAAGAACAGCGTATCGTTGAAAATAGGGGAGGCTGACATGGTGGATTGTTATTTATAATCTAGTGTACTCTTAAGCAACCATTGGAATTTTTTGTGTGCACGCCCCCGCTCTACGGCCAAGTCTAAAGTCAGTTGATCGTTGATTTTATCTGCTGCCGCCGCCAAAGCTTCAAAATTGGTAGCAAGTTTATCGTGGTTTGCTGCCAGTTGTTCAATCAATTTATCTTGAGCAAAGCAATCTTCGGTTAACTTTGGGAACGAAGAGAAAGTCAAATCTTCTACAGATCGAGGAACGCTAATATCCAAAGAGCGGATATGCTCAGCAATGGTATCAATACCGTCTTGCATTTTCTCGTAAATCTTCTGAGTCAATTTATGAATTGAATAGAACTTACCACCCATCAAATTCCAATGAACAATGGTAGTTTGATGATACACGTAGGTACTATCCCGCAGTGTCTGGACGAGATCACGGTAGCAGGAATCTTTTTTGTCGGTAGGTTTAACCATTTGGCCAGAGATCATGGCACGCCCAATATTTGGCCGTGTTCTTATCCGTTACTTTGTCACACCCCATCCTAGATCGGAAATTTTTCCGGCGATCTTTGTCGTGGTGTTGCGTGTAATCCTCGTACCCTCTGCGCCCGTAGCGAATTATCTTTTCTACGCCATCGTGGCAGCTTTTGACTACCTTCTTATGCGTATCGCCAGGAGGCGCCTTCTGGGGGCAGTTGCACTTCATATGGGCCTTTGCAAGCCGCTTTGCCTTAGCGTGGTCTGCCATGATCAGCTGGTGTAATCGGGGGCGCGTCCAGGGGCATTCAGGGCCATGCTCTGGGCGCCTTGGTCCAACTGGTCAAATTGCGTGGGGATGCGGTATTGCTTGTGTTGATCAATGACATCTTGAACGACAGCAGCATACCCCTGTGCAAACTGCTTGGGATCTTTCTGTGGCTGCTTGGGTTGTCCCTGTGCTTGTGTCTGCCCAGGGACGGGGGCTGTGCTGCCTTGCTGAGGATTAGCTGGCTGTCC